ATCTGTAACAGGATGGGGGCAAACAACAACACTACAGGGCGCGGCAAACACCGCGCCTTTTATATTTTCTGGATGTACACGACCACGCGGTACGGTGGTCGGTTTTCGTGCGCCTCGCCACCTCCAGTGAGGGGAATCGGTGCGGGCGGCTCGGTAATGTCCGGCTCATTGCCAGATTGCGAAGTATCGGTATTGGAAGTCGTGACGTTTTCCCCGACCTGTGATCGCCTCATCAACCCGTCTTGCCCAGCCGAAACCGTTGCCGGCCCGTGGCGGTGAGCGGGCATTTCGTCAATAGTCAGCGTGTGCTCTTTGCTTCCTCCTGTGCTACCTACGGTGTCGTAGTCTGTATCTCCAGGGCTTGCCCCGTCGTTATAGCCGACAAGGAACCGCCCCCGCAAATCAACCGTTCCGTTCAGCCCGTTTGCCAGCGCCCAGCCCTTGAACCGCCAGCGCCCCAACCCTGTGTTGTCGAACTCGGTTAGCTCGGAATCGGTGACAACCATCTTGAGCTCGTCTTCTGCTGCTTGCGCCCGGCGCAGTACATCAACGTAGCGCTGGGAGGTGTGCGGGTCAAATTCAATGAAATTGCCCGAAGGCTGCACTGTAGTCCAGGCACCAGAACTGTTGATGTAGACGGGATAAGTGCCTGAATAAGCATCCACCTCGTGAAAGTCTGTGCCGACAAGGGCAACACCTTCGCTGATTTGCAGCGTTCCGGCACCCTCGTTAATACTGAAAGGCACAAGACCCGAAACCACAACGCCCGCCTCTCCTGCTGGGTTAAGCATCGAAACAATAAGGTCTTGCAGGAACGCGGTAATGTCGCCTACACCCGTGTCGATTGCCAGTTTCTGCCAATCGCCGATAGAGGCACCAATGATGCGCCGAAAGTACACGGCATCTGATGCGCTGTCCACGTACCACTGCGCAGCGTTAGAGCCGCCGTTGTTGACTACCCAGACAAATCCTGAAGGGCTGCCAGCAGGGCGGTTGAACGCTGTGGGCTGGGCGAAATAGAACCCGGATTGGGTAAGCGTATTGAGGAATCCAGCATACAGTTTTGCAGCCTTGGCAGGAGCGTCAGCGGCACCGCCGAGCACCGGGTCGGTAGTTTCCTTGCGATATATGGTTGCCTCGAATACTGAGGTTTCTGTGTAGGTTGCCATGGTCTTGTGTTTTAATTATAGCGCCGGATTGATAATGTCCGGCTGCGTGAATATAGCAATAGGATCGCCAGTCAAGGCGTTACGCCAGTCTACAAATAGCAACTGACTGCGCTCGTTTTTGTACTCGTTTATTATCCTGCGAGCAAGCACGTTGTCATCAGCGCTGTATGGATATCCGTCCGGCACGAAAATACGCACTAGAAAGTTAGCCCAAAACCCGCCTGCATAGTCGATGCCACCGTCATAATCGTGAGTACCATCGTACAATTCTCCCTCGACCTTGATGATGTCGATTTGCACGTACTGGTCATTCACTGCCCGCAGGGCTTCCCGGATCGCAAATGGCGTTCCCTTCTTCTTCTGCAACTCAATTGCTTTTTTCAGCAAGTCTCGTTTTTCCTGCTCGGTTTCGGCAAACAACCAGCCTTTCCAGCCCAGAACGTCAAACTGCCGGGCAAGGTTTTCAAGAGCTTGAGTTGGTGCTGTGTCGATCAGATACATCAGCAGCACAGTGCGGTCGAAGGCTGCGAATCGCTGCTCCGCCATCGTTTTGAACGCCACCAAGTGCGGCGTTGATTCCAGTATGCTTGCCAGTCCTGCCATTATCCTTCGTTTTCTCCTGTAATGTTCACGGTGATAGCGCCCAAGATCGCCACCTCGTTGAAATCAATCACGGTATCTGCGCTCGGGTCTGTCACCGCAACGTCGTACACCCCAGCGACCGCGCCCGCTTGGGCAACAATTTGGCTGAGGATTATATCTTGCCCCATAAGTTTCGCTTTTCCGGCAGCGTATGCCTCTAGCGCCTCGGTAACTGCCGCCTCAATCAGGGTAACGTTTTCGCCTTCCAAGACCTCAATATCTACCTCGATGTCGTAGTTAACGACCGTGGGGGCTTCTACTACAACAGTATCTGTCAGTGGCCGGACGCTATCGTCATTCAATGCTGCCTCAACAAGCCCGATAATTTCTGCCGACGTTGCCCCCCCTTCAACTAAGGGGTATACACCGACTGTGCCGGGCGTGATCGCCTTGACCGCAACATCAATAATCGCAGCACTCGCCGACCGGGCAAAAAACTTATAAGCATCCCGAGGGCCGGCAACGCTGAATTGGGCAGGGGCGAGCGTGATCCGCTGCCGCAGCTCATCGTCTGTTTCTGCATCTGCGCCGCCGCTGCTCGTGTTTGTATTTTCTGCCGATACCACAAATGCAAGCGGATCGAGAATCTGATTGATTGTCCCGGCGGTGTACCCGTTCGCCTCAGCGCCCGGCGTGGTGGCAAATACCTGTACGTCTACGGTAGTGTCTGCCGGATCAACGATGGCGTTCGCCTGAGTCGCAAAGGCGAACTTTCCATCCTCGCTGCGAACGCGGGTTCCTGCTGGGATTACAACGCCACCGTGCCCATCTACAATTATGAACCGGACGGTTGCCCCAGCGCTGCTGGACGGCAACCGGGTGACACCAACAAGCTTGCCTAGCTCATCAAGGGCCGGAGCGGTAGCAAAATCAACCAGCATCTGAGTGCAATCTAGTTCTATAAAAATTGGTGCGCTCATATATCTATATATTCGTTCATTTCTGTAGTGATTGCCTTACTATCCTCAGTCCCGAGCACCATTATTGTGACGTTCGGTGCTACGGGGTTGCTTGTGTCGTTCTGAATGTCATCGCCCAGCCCTAACAACAGATCTGTCTGCCCGTCAACATCTCCCCGAAGGCTCCAGCCGATATTGAACACAACGCCGGACAGCAACCCAGGAACGTCATCTGGCTGCTGCCGGTACTCGCCTGAAATGCTGCGCACCTGAATTTGCGGCACCCACCGGGCTATTGCCTGCGTGATGGCAAGCACCATATTAGGGATTGCAATCTGCAAAGGCGTTGATACGTGCTCCCAGATGTCAGAACCGAACTCAGGGCGGAACGGATCGCTTCCCTTCTGTGTGCCAATTGCTAAGAGAATAGACTGCGAAATATCATCAACACCCTGGGCAACACGACCAAAACCCCGAGTGGACAATTGCCAGTCGAGGCGGCGGATGTTGCCGTCCGTTTCCGGGTTGATGAAATTTTGTGTCAGTTCTGCCATGTGGTTTTAACTTGTGAAAAATGCTAGAATTCTTGCCTTGATCGCCGAATAAACTGCAACGTTTACAGGCGGTGTGCTCGGCCCTGCTGGCGTTCCGTGCGTTTCAGTTTCGTTAGCAGTCAGCAAATCGGTTAGTATCGTTTTCAGGCTTTCGCCGGACTTCTTAATTGCAAAACCTGCTTGGTTCACTTCTATAATATTAGAACCCACCGATACACTTGCCACCTTGGTCGCTGAATCATACTCCACTACTGCCCCTCCAAAATCTATGCGCGTAAGCGTTGCCGTAGCATTGCCTTGCTGATTATTCTGATCATAGATAGCCCCCAGGATAACGCCGTTTTCGCAGCGCTCATCCATCATGCAGGCAACATGCTCGCCTACTGCAAACATACGAAAATATTTCGACCTGCCGCTACCCTGCACGGTGATGGGCAGCCACGCGCTCACTATCTCGTCCTCCGCAAATTCTACCCTTGCCCGAACCTGAGCGGGGTCTATAGCCGATATGTTTCCGTATTTCAGCATTATTGTAGATTGAATGATTGATTTCGCGTTGAGCGCCACAACTCCTGAGGCACCGTGCCAACGCGCTTAACTTGGCAGCTTGTTGAATACCCGAAAGGGCTAATACTGTGCTGGCTCTCTTCGACATGGTACACCCCGGACAGTGCGCCCAGCCCTACCAGTTCGACGTTCGAGCCTGCAAGCAAATAAGGGTTGCCCTCTACTACTATCCTACCCTCTGCGGTCTTGGTGTTAGAGTTGTGCAGGATAGAACGAGCTATTTCGTCTGCCTGTTGCTGTGACTCTGCCTTAACCCATGTTGCTAAGGTGTCGGCGCTGGTTTCCACGCCTTCTGCCTCAACGGTCGATTCTACTACCTCCTGCGTCCTTGGGTCGTGATACCGAACGCGGGAACGCGCGAACGTGCTTGCTGTCTTGTCGCGTAGTTCATAGCTTGTCAAGTCTGTCCGGCTCAGGCGGGTGACAGCGCTGCCTTCTTCAAGGTCGTAGATTCGAGAAAACACCAACTGCCCGCCCCGGACGCTGAACACATGCCCGTATTCCTTGCTAATCCGGTACAAAAACTGCAAGTCGGTTTCCCGGTGCTGCGTGGCTCGTTCTATTGTCACCGCCTCTACTTCTCCCGTTACGCTCAAGCCCGTCCGGGCGGCAACCTGCTGGGCTATCCGGCGTAGTGTCTGCCCTTCGTAAGCGGCACTGGATTTGGTTCGCAGAGCCTTGGTAATGCCAGCTGCTAATGCCCGGACGCTCAGGCTGTCAGGTGGCCCGCTTGCCTCTACTTCGTCAATTTCAAACAGCCCGCACGGCACCAATAGGTTGTCGTACCCAATCCGAACCTCCAGTGTGTCGCCCTTCGCCGGGAACCAGTCATTCTGCCAGACCAAATCGGTGTCCTCCAGCTCAATGTCCAGGCTGTCGGACTTGCCCTGCACGCAATCGGTGTAGGTTAGCCCGATCAGGAATCGGCTAATATCCTCTGTGATGTCGGCAGAGTTGTAGATAACCTCGTATCGTGGGCGTCTTACGTTCATGTCGTCGCGTTTTTCTTCCAGGGCGGCAGCAGGTTTTCGGAGGCTGTACGCACCGGAGCCTGCACAGGAATAACAAGCCGGATGCCTGCCGGGTACTCGGGCAAAATAGGCAGCGACGGGTTAGCGTCCAGTATAGTTTGCCCCCGAAAGGCATCGCCATACGCCTTGCTGGAGATTAAGTCTAGCCGGTCGCCCTGATTGGTCACATATTCGGTATTCAGTGTGCTCATTGTTTCAGGATTAGTTTCAAGGTAAGCGGAAACCGGGCAGCCTGCGTAAGGCTTAGACTATCGTTCAGGTTGCGCCCGGTGCTCAGGGCGTTGGTCAGGTCGCCTGAAAGGATTGCGGCGGCAAACAAGTCGGCATTGTCTTTCACAGTCTGTACGGCGGTAAGCAGGTTGGGCGCTGATTGGGCAACGCTGTTGAAGTCCTGTATTTTTTCGATTGATTCCTGCGCTTTCGCCTGTACTTGTTTCACTCGCGATGCAGCACGGGCGAATAGTGATGAGCGCTCAGACGGGCTAATAGCGGCACGCTCAATGTCGGCAGCAGCGGCAGCGGCGTTCAGTTCGGTATCTGAAACAGATTGTACAGTAGAAGCCGTCACGGTAGTAGCAATCCGCACAAGCCGGACAGGCACCACCCGGTCAGCAGAAGACGCAAACCCCTCGGCAGGTTGATCTATCTCGCCGACAAACTCAGCTAGTTCTACCTTGAGCAGCACTGATATTGCCCGCCCTTGCGTGTCCTGAATCTCGGGCTTTTCTTCCATCCTGCGGAGCACGAAATTACCAAGCAGCTCGCCCGCGCCGTCAATAAGCGGTAAGACTTCACCATCTGCCTGGTATCTGTTCAGTGTTGCCAAGTCCGCCGTCAAGTTAGAAAACCCCTGATGCAGCCTAAGATCAAAAGACAGCGTTTCTAGCTCATCGCCTGTGCGTTGTAACCGCGCCTTTCCGTCTAGCCTGTCCATTTCTGCGTACCGGGCAGCACGGGTGCGGGCTATCGAAAGAAACCCTTTCAAGCCCTCAAACCTGATATTTCCTAGTTGTGCGTACATAAAACTGGATTTACGCTCGGTTATTTAGAATTTTTTGCGGTCTTCTCTGCGCTGTGCGCCTTCTACGACGCGGACTAATTCAGGCTCGTAGCCTTTCATCATGCGCCGGAAATCCTCTGGCCCCATGCTTGTGCCTCCTTGAACATTAATTACAGGAGCAAACTCGACAGCCGTAGAATTTGATCTACCCTGCCCTTGCTCTACGGTGGATTGGGGGCGGGCGATAAAATCGGCTCTACTGCCGCTCACTTCGTAAGCTCCTTGATTGTACCCCTGCCGAAACCGCTCTCCAAAATTGGCGTTGGCGGTTTCGGCAATAGCCTGGGGTACTGATGCGACCGACTGCGCGACACCGAGCTTAATCTGTCCAAAGTCGCGGTTGTAAATGCCCGCAAGGACGTTGCCAAGCCCCTGCGCCTGACGCATTACGTTGTTCTTAATAATGTCGCCCACTTTTTTGAGCACCTCCCAAACGCCCATGATAGTGCCCCGGAATTTCTCGGAGCGCTGCCACAGCGCGTAAATTCCTGCTGACAATGCAGCTACTGCGACAACTGTTGCCCCGATTGGGTTGGCTGTGAGGACTATGTTAAGCAAGCCCATGCCCTTTGTGAGGAGAGCGCCGACGGTACTGAGCGCCCGAAAGCCCGTTGTAAGCGCCCCTACCACTGTTGCGGTTGCCGATATTACACCTGAAACAGCAGAAATGCCCAAGAACGCCGCAGCGGTGACGGCTGTCACCTTGACAATCGTCTTAGTTAGTTCGGGGTTTTTTTCTGCCCAATCTGTCAATTTTTGCACGAATGGCGTGACCTTGGCTAAGATGTCCGTTATGATAGGCAACAGGTTGTTTCCTACCTCGATTGCAAGGGATTGGGCGTTAGCCTTTGCTTGAGCTAACCTGAATGCAGTGGTTTGCGATCTGTTAGCGAACTCGCGCTGAACGCTGCCAGCAACGGCGGCTTTGTCGGAGACAAGCGCAAGCTGTTTTTGTAGAAGCCCGGCGTTATTGGCAAGCTGCTCAACCTCAATGCCGTATTCGCCAAATTCTTTAAAAAACTCGAATTTTTCTGCGCCGGACAGCTTGCTGCCCTTTTCCAGCACAGACAAGATACCTTGAAGCCCTCCGCCTGACTTGGCAAATATAGCACCCGCCTGCTTGTCCTGATTCCTGAGCGTTTTTGTCATGCGCTCAATAATAGTCGCTGATTCACTGCCTGACTTGCCCATCGACAAATATACACTCGCAAGCGCCGCACCTTCCTGCCCTGTAATCTTCATCGCCCGGCTTGCCCCTGCGCCACCGGCTGCGAAAAAATCAAGCATTTCACTCGCCTTTGCTGCTGAGTTGTCCGAAAGGTGGTTGATCGCATCGGTAACGCCTTGAGTCTGCTCAATTGTCAACTCCATTGCGTTGGAGAGCTTAATGAATCTTGAACCCGCAATGCCGGGGTCAATATCGAACGCCACTCCGACTTGACCAGCGAGTTTTGCTATCTCTTTCAGGTTCTCTTTCGGTGCGCCGCCTTGGGCTAGACCTGCGTACAGGGCTGATACTTGCGCCGGGGTCTTTCCTAATTCCACGGATAATTGACGAACCTCTCTTCCAATATCGCTCAGTTCTGCTGAGCCTGTAGACAAGTCAAGAACCTTACCTACATCCGCCATCTTGTCCTCAAACTTGACGGCTTCGTTCGCGGCAAATGCGAGGGGAGCCGCCATTGACAGCCCAATCCGCCCTGTTTCGGCTGCAAAATTACCGGAAGCACGGGCAATCTTATCAGCACGACGCTGCGTGGCATCTAGCTTGGCGTTAACCTTCCCAAACGCCCTATCCACCGTCCGGCTCATCTTGTCCGTCGCGGCTAGGATAATCGCCATCTTGATTGCGCCACTGCTTGCCATTATTCAGTTTTCGTGCCTAGAAAAAAGGCGCGACAAACGCCGCGCCGCAGATGAAAACATTATGAACACCACTAACAAATTATTCTCCGTTGATTTTCTTATTGAGCTTGTACGCTGTAATTATCCAGCGGTACAGTTCTCTGTGAGGCATGTTCATCAACTCCGAGTAGCCCCAGTGCAGGAAATGCGCGACAAACGCAATGTCCTCCTCGGAGTAGTCTACTCCCCCGATATTGCAACCAATAGGGCGTCATAGTCTTTGCCGGACATTTCCAGAAACTCCTCGACTGGAAATTGTGTGCCTTCGTGGCGGACTAGCAGGTGCATGAGAACAGGGAAATACTTAGTGCTGTCACCGTCCATAAGCTGCTGTGCCTGGACGGTGTGCTTGCCAAGGCGGGGCAGGACTTCCACTACCACGTCGGCGTCCTCCAGCAGTACCTCGACGGGTTGGCGCTTCTTAGTTGCCAGCGAAATCGGCTGCTTTTTCGGTGGCTCAGGTGATGGTTGTCTGCTCTTGTCTTGCATGTGTTGTTGTTGTTGAATTATTGGTTCGGCTGGGCTTGAAAATATACCCAGCCTGTTAGATTACTGTCCAATGGCTGCCCGGTAATCGGTCAGCAAATCAACACCGCCTGAGCGGTAGATGTTGGCAAAGGTATCAAACTCGAGGATTTCCTCTCCGCCGACTTCCATTTTCGCGTAGTGGACGGTCATCATTGCCTCAATCTCCACGTTATCATGCTGCCGGAAATTGCCAAGCCCAGTGCTCTTGAATTGGCCGCGCAAGTACACAACGCAAGGCTGAGTGGTTCGCCCGCCGCTCGTGTAAGTTTCAACTTGGCTGCGGCACTGGAGGTTAACAGCGGCGTTCGGGTTGGAAACCGTTGCCATGGTGTCACCATAGATCGCGTTGAACGAAATACGGGCTTCCATAGCCTCCACGCCCGATGGAAACTCGAAAGAACCCACCATGCCAAGGGCAACGTGTTCAGCCATCTTTTGCGTGACGCTGGGCAGGTCGATTTCAGAGGCCCGACCTAAGAGCGAACCGCCCTCCAGGTAGATATTAGCGTTGGTTACTTTGTTGATTGCTACTTGTGCCATTGATCGTTATTTTATCGGCGGTGCCTGTGGTTTGTAGGTTGTGCCGGGTTATTCTTTTCAGATTATAGTTACTGGCTAATACTTGCCGCAAGCGCAGACAATAGATTGATGTCAATTCTGCTCTGGAAAGTGATGCGCTCCGCAGGTGTCGGAGGCATCAGCGTATTTTGGAACACCAACTGACCGGCTGCGATTTGAGTTGCTGGGTTGTCCTCCGGGATGAAGTCGCAGCGGCTGCCCGGAAGCAACGCGCCCCGCTGAATAAGGCTGCGGATGTATGCGTTGACTGTTTCCCGAATGGCGTCAATCACAGCGGCGGTAATCGGCTGGTCGATGAAAGGCAGCATTGCCAGTTCGACGGATTCATCCACTACCTGCTGTGTCCGTCGAACGGCAACGAAGGTTTTGGAGTCGCTCAGCGCCGGGAAAGATGCGTTTCGGTTTCCCCAAGTGCGAATACCTGCGCCGAACCCGGTGAATACCGTGGTAATGCCCGCTGCGTTGAGCGTGTTGGCATCGCTTGTAGGGTCGTTAATTGCTGCTGTCAGGTCAATCTCAACGCCCAAAACGCCTTGAATAGCGCGATTGGAGGGCGAAAACCAAAACCCTCGTTCGCGGTCACTTGCTGCCATTACGCCCGCAAAGTAGGGGCTAGGAGGCGTGGCGACCGTGGCATCCGTGGCGATGTCATACCGCAACAGGTAGGGCCACAGCAGCATAACGTTTCGATTGCCCGTCTGGAAACCTGCGTAGGTGCCATCCACCGCGCGTTCTCCGATCACATCTGAAACAGTGTCGCCGCTGCCGATAGCCGAAGGCCCGTCAATCAAGGCGGTAGCCCGCAGCGCATCTGCCGTGCTGATCATCTCTGCTGCCACCGCTGCGATTTCGCAGTAGGTGGGGCTGATGATAATCTTCGGCGCAAAACCAAGGTTGGCTTGGGCGACGCTGAACATCTTCATACCTGTGCGCGTGTTACCAGTCACGGTGCCGTTAATGACCGTTGCCGTGATGGCAGAGGTGTCAAGTTCGTCGTAAGTGACGCTCAGGGTATCGCCTTCAGTGATGTTATCGAAAGACAATACCGTCAGGTTCCCGAAGGCATCAATCTTGTAGTCGGTCCCGTCCGTGTAGGTAGTCGAGGCACCGTCCGTCACAACAGGTGCGCCAATTGGCGCGTTAGCAAGTTTTGCCTTGCCGTTCGTGACTGTAATTTCTTCGTCTGCTACCTCTGATACCATCGTAGACGCATTGAAAACGTTCACGACAATAACCGCACCTGCACCCTGCTTGAAAATCTGGTCTAACGCCTGCGGGATCGTGAAGCCCGGCAATTGCTGCCCGAATTTCTCGGTTGCCTGACGGAGATTGGTGACAAGCTCAAGCTTGTTAGGGGTGCCGAGCGGGGCGGTGCCAACAAGCCCGATTACGCCTGTGCGCACCGTGCTGATG